TCTTCTGCTTCTATTATAAAAGTTGGTATTTCGTCCTGCTCTTTGTATATCTTAACTATGTTCATTTTTGATTGAAATTAGACTTTATTAAAAAATTTACTGTTGATTCTATATCTAAACTAAATGCGTCTGTTATAACGCTTGATAATTGGCTTATATTCTTTTGAACTGCTTTTTCTAAAAACTTGTTTGGCTCTATACCTTGATGATAAACTGATTCTCTAACCGCATACGGGCTTAATCCTCTTTTGTTTGACCAATCTATAAAATGTTTAACTGATGGCTTTACACCTTCTTTAAATGAGTAAGGCGATCCCTTCCCTTTTTGCTTCCACATCTTGCCTTTGTTGTTTGTTCTTTTAAATGCTGATGTTTGTTTTCTTACACCTCCTACACCTCGAACTCCTTTATCTACAAAAGCACCATATTTGCTCATTAAGATATTTATCTCTATTGAATTTTTAGAAACCTTTGCCCCTTGATTTACCAAACTGTTTTTTAATTGACCTGTATCAACTTTGCCTGTGCTTTCTAAATTAGCTTTTGCATCTTTTACGATGTTATTGCTAAAATCATTTAAGGCCTGTTTTAGGTTGTCAATCTTTAGCATTTGTTTATATCGTTTGCAACTGTTAGATTTATAGTTGTGGTAAATCCTGCTAGCATATTCTCAAATTCCTTATTTATAAATTCGCTTTGTGGATCACCTTCTAATTCCATTGTGTCAATTGCTATTGTGCTTTGTCTTAACCTGGCCACCAATCTATTAATCACGTACAGTTGATTGGTCCAGATATAAATTAGGTTATCATTGCCGTATATGTTGTCTTGTATTGCATCTTTACTGATGTCTACTATATCTACATTTACAATAGTTAATTGAAACGTTAATGAATTTTCGCTATGTGTTACGTTGTCCATTGTGATATTCGCCAAAGGAAACATTGTCATCTTTGCTAAATCTAATTCCGTTAGTTCTCCAAGCGTAACTTTATTGCAGAATGGGTTTGATTCTAGTTCTGCTTTCATTGCTTCAATCACTCTGTAAATTGCTTCTACACCTCTCAAATTATCTGCCATTTCTTCTCTGTATTTTTTTTAATTCTTCCGCTTCTTTTTTTCTCTTGTCAATCTTATAACAAAGGTTGTTCAAACACGTGTGCATATTTAACTGCTCAACCGCTTCATATCTTGTAATGTCCCCTCCAGCAAGCTCGTCAATTGTGCTATACCAATTCCAGTTGAGGTCAAATTGAGTTGGCTCTGAAAAGTCTCCTCCTCCGTCTCCAAAAACTTGATAATAGATTCCAGCAAGTCCGTTCCTAAATTCCAAAAAAAAACCATCGAACCGATAACCGCACTAAGTGGCATTTGTCTCAAATCTTTATGGTACTTGTCTCCTTCGTATCTTTCGATATTATACATCCCGTTTTTTATTTCTTGCTTTATAGGTCTGTAAAGTACACCCATTGCAATGTGCATATTTGACCACTCGGATATATTACCGTTTAAATCTAATAATTCCCCGTAGGTCATCTTATCTAGTTCTGGCAACCATCCAAACTTTACCCCATTAACTGTAAACTTTTGCACTAACTCGGGTTGGCTTTCTAAAATGCCGTCTAATATTTTAGATATGTTTTCGACAGATTCGTATTCTAAATTCAATACCTGCTCCCGTGATAACTTGCAGAAGATTTCTATCTTTTTTATCTTTAAATACTCTTCGGCATCGGGTAGCTTTTTTCTGCTTTCAATTTCTTGGTTATATTCCTGATATTGGATCAGTGTAATGTCGTCTAGTGAACTTGGAACGGTTAGCTTCATATACTTGTTTATTTTAGATATAACGTGTTATATTTAATTTTACGATAAAATATATACGCAAAAAAAAACACCCCGTTAGGAGTGCTTTAAATACGTTGTTTTGTTTTAGGCTATTTATCGAAGCAGTTTATTAGGTTTACTACTTCTAAACTTATCTTTGCATATCCGCATACATACGATGCTGTGTTTATTGTTAAATTTAACGGGCTTATTTGCTCTTTCGCTAAATCGCTTTTTATACGTTCAATTAAATGCGGATACTTTTCTGCATCTTCATTCATTGCTTTTAATACTTCTGGTTTCAATCTTTGTAGTAAGTTCATAATTTTAGTTGTTTATAGTTGCATAACCTACTACATTGAAATCTTGATCCATTCCAACGATTTTAATAGATTCATTTCCAAATTTGTAATCTACTTCATTTCTTGTTTCAAATTCTACCGCTCCAAATTTAGAGGTTAAAATTTCAATTCCTTCTGATACTGTGTTTACGTTTAAATTTTTCATTTTGTTTTTGTTTTAGTGTTTCGCTTTATTGCTGGCACAAATATACAACTAAATAAATGTTATAAACAAATTTTTTATAACTTATTTTTCATTTATTTTTAAAATAATTTCTAACTGCCTGATTATCTTACTGAATACGTGCCACGATTTTTCAATTCTTTTATTGCCTGAATCGATAAAGCCAAACTAATTACACTATCATCGTGGATTCCTTGAGGTGCTGAATACTGAACATTGCGTGTCGTCTGGTTGTATATGTATGTGAATGCTTCTAGTTCGTCAATCATCCAAACGGTGTTTAATATGGTTATATCTTTTTGCTCAAACAATACTGCCAAATCTTCAATCATTATCGGCTTGGTTTTACTCGATGTAACAAACGGATATACCTTTTGTCCGCATAGCTTTTTTAGCATCTCATAAAATACGTCGCCCTGGTTGTTTACTTCGACATATACCTTTGCATTGTATTCGTTTATTTTGATTGATACCTTTTCTATTATCCTGGTCCATTCATCGTGTCTCCAACGTTCTGTAAATGCAACTTGTTTATGTTCGTTTATAATGGTCAATACGGTGTAATCATCTGCTCGACCTATATCAAGTCCTCCGAAGTATTTTGTTGACTGTGATGGCTCTTTTATGCATTCTTTTACATTGGCAAATAAACCACTTGAATTATCTAAAAACTCGGCTAGGTATTCCTGTCTAAAAATATGGTTTGGTAGTGATCGTTTTCGCTCTTCTAAATCTAGTTCGTTTATGAATGGTGTGTCATAGGATGTGAAATGAAAGTATTTGTATCTGTTATCGTAGTTTGGTTGCAGAGATAGTCTGTGAAAGTGATTCTTGCCTTTCGGTGTCGATATAAATATGACTTTCTTTCCTTTAACCAATACGGTTGCAGAAAGCACCTCGCTCCAAAGTTCCTCCCGGGTAAATGCAACCTCATCTATAATTAAATAATCAAATGTATTTCCCCTGATATTATCTGGTCGCTCACCAGAAAAGAATGATATTGTACTTCCAAAACCTTTTACGGTTAATTCGGATTGATTGAAATCGAAAAAGCCACTTGATCTAGTAGCTTTTTCTAATTCTGCAAATACTTTCTTGCCTTGTTTGTACACCGGTGTTACCCAAGCGATATTACAACCTTTGTTATTTATAGCCCAATATAACATTTGATTGATAGCTAGCATTGTTTTACCAAACTGCCTACCGATATTCAGCACATAGTATTTATATGGCTCATTGTTGATTGAGTTGTGAATCAGTCTTTGATTCGGATGTGGTTTATATCCTTTTACATTACTCATCAAATTCAAACTTGGTGATGTTTACTTCGGTTTGTGTCTTTTCAACTAACCCATTCAATCGTTGTGTTATACTTGGATTGTACATTCCAGACATACCGCCTTCAATCTGGTCTTGTCTTACTGCTTTTTTTACACGTGAACAGATAGTTTGATATTCAGTATATCTTTGTTCTGTATTGGCAAAATATTGGCTTAAATCGCTTATAATACCGTTGTCGAATAACCAGCATTCGAAGCCTTCTATAGTAAGAGGTCTTTCTTTCTCTCTATGTACTTGCTCTGCATCTTTACCTACCCAATCTTTTACTAAAAATGGTTTGCTCTTTGTTTGCTCTTTGTACTGTTCAAAGTATTCCCAAAGTTTATCTGGTGTCTCTATGTATTTATTTTTTCCCATATCTTTAATTTTTATTCATTTCGCTTTCAAATATTAACCATTCTGTTTTACCTTCAAAAAATAGTATTCTAGCTATTATACTCTGTTGCACGTTGTCTAATGTTTGTGGGCTGGTCTGTAATGGCTTTATTCGCTCTTTCTTTATTATTGTTTTTATTGTCTCTACTTTTACTCCGCATACCTTTGCCATTTCAGATAGTTTAAGATGTTTACCCATAATAACTAACACAGTTGTTTATTTGCTCTATTTTGCCTTTATCGTTTATCTCTTCTATTCTTTTTAATAAACTGTACTTCGGGTCAACCGTTTGCATTATCGTGTCTCTAATCGCTTCTAAATGCTTTTTTCTTTTTCTTACCTCTGCAAATAGTTTCACGTTGTGTAATACTGTTGTATGATTCATTTGCTTTCCGAAAAAGTTAAAATGGTCACGTACATCATATAACGTCATTTTTAAATCTTTGTGCAGGATGTAACAAGCCATTGAGCGAATATCGACCAGGTCTTGCGTTCTTTTGTTTTCGTAAATATCAACTCCGCAAAGTTGGTTTATTGATTCTCCTATGTATTTTGCTTTATTCATTTGTTTTTAGTATTCTTATTTTATCGTTTTTATCTTTTATGGTAATATAACCAACTGCCTCAAATAATTTTATGTATCGGTAAATTGTTCTTATATTTACTCCAAGATACCTTGATATTGTATGCATATGTCTTGGTTTGTCTTCAAGGTATTGCATTAATTTTAAGCATCTATACATTTTATGCTGATTCATTTGTTTTTA